TATTGGTTTTAGCACCCACTGAACCCTTTTGTCCTAATGGGTTGGAGACAGAAAGATTGCTTTCAGGAGGAAGAACATAGGTATTTACTTTTGATGCCAACCAGTAAGAAATCCTGTAGGCATCAGCGGCAATGAAAGTTGTAGGATGGACTGTGACTGTTGAAGCAAAAGTATCAACATTAGGAGATTGAACAATCCTAACGCCATCTATTGAACCAACCTCTCCATTAAAGAGATTTTCAGGCATAGCATATTTGTGCATATCAATCCATTGACCAACGGAAGTGTTGGATTTCAAGTCAAAAACCACTTCTGGAGTGGTAATAGCAACATATCCTCCTCCTTTATTAGTAAATTCAGGAGCAGCATTCTTTCTTAAGAAAGCAGCTGCTTTCCTTACTAAATTGGCATCAAATAAGTCGGTAGCGGTAAGATCACTCCTTGATGTTGCTGAACCAGCATAAATAACATTTGTTCCAGCATTAACAACTGTTTGAATAACACTGTCAATCTTTCTTGCCATTGCTTTACCAACTTCAGAAAGAGTTATATTAATTAAATCAAAAACAGCAGTTAAAGCAACTAAGTCTGTAAGTTCTACATTAACTCCGTATTGAGTTGGAGTTGTATCAATGGCATTAACAGAAACAGCAATACCAGTTGGAGGAGTTCCTTCTGTAAGAGATGTTACAGAAGAAGTTGCGATTTTGTTGAATGTGAAAAATCTTGAGGTGTAATTACCCTGGGAAACTCCTACGACGGTGCCAAACTGTTCAAAATAGAGATTTGGCTGGAGAGATTCTATAACGACCTTGTCATAGTAAATCCCCAAGGCTTTTTGTGCAGCCTCAAGATTACTTGTAGTTGTCGTAGCCATTTTTTACTACATTTCCACCAGAAACCCCATAACCTTATTCACCAATTTAAACTATTCCTCTGGATAGTAGATCTTTTTAAATAACTGTTCCGCTTCTTCTTTACTTAAATCTCCTTTGGGTTCTGATGGATTAGAAGTTAATTTGTTCGAACCCAAAGAAAATCCTGTTTGAGATGGCTTGTTTTCAATTGTCTTTTTGCCGATATACCTCAAAATCGTATCCTCAATTGTTTCACCCGTTCTTCTAAATTGAAGAATATTTTCAATTTCATCTGAAAGTTCTGGATACTTTTTGGCGATAATATTCTCAAGTTCCAATCTTTCAACTTTTTGCATCAAACTTCCTATGTCAGAAACATTTAGAAGTTCCCTTGCTTTCGCAAGTTCTTCTTCCAATTGTTTCCTTGTTTTTATTTCCTGCTCTAATTTCTGCCTCAAGATCTTAACTGCAGGACCTTCTTCTGTTTGTTTTGGTTTTTCCTGAACCTGTTCCTCTTGAACCTGTTCTTCTTGTTGAATTTGTTCTTCGCCCATTGTTTTACGCTTTCCTGCCCGGGAGCAGACAGGAAAGGAAAGTAATTAACGACTATTAGACATAAAACTGAAGAATTTCTGGTTTTGTATATCCGCCTCTTAATTCTACTTGCTTTCTACAACCTTCGGAATTGCATATCCAAGCCTTCCATTCATCAACATACTTGTAAATTGATTGATTAAAAGTGGAAGGAAATCTGTGACCCCCGCAAAGGCAGTAAAACTGATTATTATAGAAAACATCCTTGTAATGCTCGCATTCTTTTGCGGGAACACCACAGAATTCGCAAATCCCACCCCTGATATTTGGATAAACAACTTTCTTTGTTTCTTGAACGACTGAAGCCTCTTGTTGAGTTGTTTTTTCCTTTGCCATTTTCCTATATTATATACCTTAATTACGACCCTGTCAAGTTAATAAATTCTAACTCAATAACTTTGATGAGATTTTCAGGCAAGTTTTTCAAAAAATCAAGAGCGGACAAACTTTCCCTATAAGCAATTAATGTTTCTAATTGTGTTGGTGAATTCTCAAAATTCTGTATTACTCTTTCCCTTGTGTCCTCTATAATTTTCTGGAAAACCCTCCATTCTTCTAATGCCGATAAAGATTTTAATCTCAAATAAAGTTCTTGTGCTTTTTCTGGATTTTCAGTAAGATATTCCCTCAATTGCTTTCCAAAGTATTCTTCAAGTAAAACCTTTTCCTCCATTATTTTTTATGTTTTTTTTGATAACTTCGCTTTGCTTTTTCAAGTTTTCCGCTTCCTTTCTCGTGAAGACCTTTATCTTTTAATGTTCCTTTAACAATTGAAGCATAGAAAAATTTCTTTCCTTCTTCTTTTCCGTATTGTTCCTGAAACTTTTTAAGTATTTCTTTTCCTTTCTTTGTTAAAGGCATTGTTATGGTTTTGTATTAATTATGACTTATTTGATTTTTAAAATTGTTCTCTTCCTGCCTCTTGAAGGTTTTAAAGAAATATATTCTGTATCTGATGAAACCTCCCTTCCGCTAACCCAACTTTTGGGAGAATAATAAATTTGAGGAGAATGACGACGAGGCATAATTGCTGGTGTAGATTTCGCCGTTTTGAATAAACGATAAAACGTTTTCTTGTTATCTTCTGTCTGTAATGCTTTTGTTCCTCTAAAATGTCTCTCAACCTCCTTACGAAACGCTGATTTCATCTCTTCGGTTATTTTGGAAATTCCCGCTGGTGTTTGATACATTTGAGTTTCTTTTGCTTGTTTTTTTTGTGGCATTGTTTTTGTTTTACTTTGTTTAAATTACGACCAAAATTTCGTTAATAAATCCTCAATTTCTCTTTCTATATTTTTGTCTTTTTTTCTTAATAGTTTTACCTTTGAAGCAAATCCTCCTTCTTGTGCCAATAATTTTTTCCCTCTACTTTTTGTTTTTGTCGGAACTCTCAATTTCTTTTTCATTTAACCTCCGATGTTGTCTGCGGCATTAATTGTCCGACTATTGATTGTATTCCTTCTGTTGGTATTTCCTTTGTTAATTCTTTTTGAACCTCTTCTGGCTGTTGAATTTCTGGCTGTGGCATTGCTTGCTGTAATGATTTTACTCCTGCTTGCTGTTGTTGTTTCCTCATAAAATTCATCAAATGTGCTTCAATGTGTAATTTCACAACATCATTTTCATCAATTTTATAGTGTTCTTCAATATGTTCCATATCATTATCGTTTTCGTCAATATCAATCCAAACTCCATTTTTTAGATATTCATTTTCCTGTCTTGCTTTTAATTGATGAGGAGATGGAGGAAGTAATAAATCAATTTGCTCTGGTGTAAAGTCCATATCTCTTAAAAGATTTCTAACCGCATATTTTACATTTCCTCCCACTTGTGCCAAAATTGGCATTGTTTCTGCTAAATCTCTTCTTCTTACCACTTTTTGTGGTTCTGCTACTAAAGATGAAACTACTTCAATTGATGGATCTACTTCTGGAATGAATTGCCTTTTGCTAACTTCTACAAATTTACTTGCTCCATAAGAACCAATCATTTCAATAAGTTTATAATCATTTTCTTTCATAAATCTTTGGTGTCTTTTAAGCCATCTATACCAAAAATCCTTTTCTCCAGCAACAATATTTCTCATTATGCTTGACATCAACATATCTTGTTTCGCTTTTGCCATTGCTACTTCTGTTGCTGTTTTTTTAACTGAAGTTAAAGAACCTCTTAAAATTCTTTGGCTTCCCGCTGCTCCTAATGCTTCATTGACAATCATCTGATAATAAGCCAAAACATCATTAGAAACTGCTTGTGTTTTTGGAAATGGTGCTATTTGTCCTTGTGGAGGAACTTTGGTGAAAACAATCTTGTTAATCTCTCTTGTCATCAAATCTTTAGGATTTAAAACTGCTTGAAGATTTACGAGAAATTGTGGTGTTGCGTCAATTCTTACTCCTTGAAGCATTAAGTTTGAAAGATAAACCAAAATCCTGTGGGAATTTTCTAAAATATCAGGAAGTCCAATTCCCCAAAAACCGAATGGTGTTTTCTGGTAATAATAAACCACAAAAGGAATTTTGCTTTCTCCGTTTCCTTTGTCTTTGTAATCAACCTTTTGATAACCTAAAATTGTTGAGATTTTATTATCAGTCCATATAACCCATAATTTCCCGTTAGCATACATATACCATTCAAGAAGTTCCAGATAGGCTTGCGAATGTATAGGTTCTTGTGTATAAAGTCCTTCAAGAAGGATATTTTTTGCTTTTCTTTCTAATACCGTTTTTTCCATTGAGGCAGGATAACTTGCTCCTGCTATTTTTTTAACTTCTGCTGGATCAAGCCTACCATCGTTAATCAATTCGTAATAGGTTTTGTAAATGTATCTTCCCGCATATCTGGCATCATCAATCGTATTTGCGTATTTGTCAATGAAAAAAGTAAATGGAGATTGCACCGAAGGTAAAACAATTTTTCTTTTTGTATCGTATTGTGAAACATCTAAAATTCCTGTGCCAAAGAAAATAGTATTCCAGTTAAGTTCTCTGTGTATCATTCCCATATTCATTTCATCAAAATCAAATTTAGCAACTGCGTTTGTATAGATGATTTTTTCTTCATCTTTTGGCATTCTTGCTTTAAAATTTACCAACATTTCATCGTTATCAATAGCAGAGTAGGTTTCGTGAAATTGAGTAAATAAAAGATTTGAACCAACCAACAAATCTCCAACCTTTTTCCTTTCCTGATTGAGATAAAGTTTTATGTATTCAGTCCAATAAGTTTTCTTTGTTCTTAATTCCTGCTGGCTATCATTAAACTTTTCCCTTATATCTTCTAAAATTTCCTGATTAGTCCATTCTGTTAAGTCCTTTGTTGAAAGTTCAAATTTATTTTCCATTTTTGATTTCTTTGAGTTCTTCGACGTAAATTGGTTTAAATTCGTATTCGTTTATCTTATCAATTGCTCTTTTTTGAAATTCCTCTGGAGTGATATTCGGAAGTCTTAGCAACCATTTTAATTTTCCGATCCATCTTGGATAAACTAATGCCACTGCGTATAAAGCATCTGAGGTTTCCCTATAAACAATTTCCGAATAAATGTAGTATTTCTGCTCGTATGCTTGCTGTAAAATTCTTTCTCTTAATGGTTTTTTCAACTCTTCAAACCATTCCTCTTTTAAAACATAAAACTTTTT